TGTAAAAAAATATACTAAAGAAGAAAAGTGGCAATTACTTGCTGATTGTATTAGAAATGGACAAGTAGACCAACCAGAGTTACTACAAGAATTTGATAAAGACCCGGAGTTTAAGACATGGTATACAGCCCAATTTCTACAGGACTAGATTGGTATATTAAATGGTTTGCAAGTATCGTATTAATATTCGGTGCAGTAACAACAGCGATGAATCTTTATCCATTTAACATGTACTTTCAATTTATAGGTATAGTAGGTTGGTTAATTGTAGGTGCAATGTGGAAAGATTGGTCATTAATTGTAGTAAATGTGGTAGGTTCTACAATTATGTTTATAGGAATTATACATTATCACTTTTATACAGATTGGGTATTAACAATTTATAATAGATATATTGAGGTAAATTTATGAATAGAGATGGAGATGGATTTTTATTAAATACAAGTGATTGGTCAGAAGAAGTCATGTATGAAATGGCTAAACTAGATGATATGGAAATCACAGAAGAAATAAAAATGTACATTGATAAAGCAAGACAGATGTATAGTGAAACAGGTACAGTACCAGCAGTTAGAATTTTTGCAAAAGAATTTGGTATGGATAGAAAGGCAAGTAAATTATATGATGTCTTTAAATCAGGACCTATGAAGAAGATTGCAAAGTATGGTGGTTTACCAAAACCAACAGGTTGTGTATAGTGAAATTAATATTTGCATTAGTATTATTAATATTAACAGGTTGTGCTACTCATTCAGTAACACTAGGACCAATGGAAATATATGGTAGTAATGAACAGTCTATACCAGAACCAAGAAGGGAATAATTATGAGCAGAGCATTCTGTATAGGTAACGGTGAAAGTAGAAAAGGTTTTGACTTAGAACAATTAAGACCTCATGGTAAGATATATGGTTGTAATGCTTTGTATAGAGATTTTACACCTGATGTTTTAGTTGCAGTAGACCATGGCATATGTCATGAGATATACGACAGTGGTTATTGTCAAAAGAATGAGGCATGGTTTAGAGACTGGACAAAAGTACCTTCTATGCATTATGACATGATGGTTTATAGTGCTATTGACAAGATAACACAAGATGAGATAAAAGAATATTATGATAATCATATAGAAAATGAAAAAGTAGACGCTGAAGAATTTGTATTTCATGGTTCTAACTTATCAGGTCTTGCAAAGATAATTAAAAGTGGTAAGGCAAAAGGTAAAACAAAAGAAGTTATTCAAAAACAAGTAAATCATTCAAAGATAAATGTAAGTTGGATGAATAAACCTGATTACTCAAACAACATAACAGACTTGATTGAGAATTATAAGAAAGATTTAGGTTGGGCAGCCGGTGCTACTAGTGGTAGAATTGCAGTAGAACAAATAAAAGATTTAAAAGAAGTTTACTTATTAGGACATGATTTAGAAAGTTACAATAATCTAGTAAATAATATGTATAAAGGAACACACCATTATGTTGCAGAAAGTAATGGTAAAACACCATCAGAGAACTGGAAGATACAATGGGGTGCTTTGTTTAGTGAATATAACGACATACAGTTTTATAAAGTAAACGAAAAACCTGTGGGTACTAGCGACCCTATAAATTGTGTAGTAGACTTATGGGTAAATAACAAGAATATTGAATATATTACTTATGATGAGTTTACAACCAGGCTTGACATTATATCAAAATAGATGTATAATGGTGTTAAAACTAGTATAAATAGTACTGTAACAAGTGTTACTATACGAAAATATAAACAATACAATAATACAAAATACGGAGTAAGATATGGACTTTGAATCATTAAAAACATCATCTAGTGGTTTTGACAAACTAACTAAAGCACTAGAAGAAAACCTCAATCCTGAGGATTCTAAAAAACAAAACAAATACCAAGATGATAGACTGTGGAAACCAGAACTTGATAAAACAGGTAATGGGTATGCAGTACTAAGATTCTTACCAGCAACATCAGGTGAAGATATGCCATGGGTCAGATTATGGTCTCATGCATTTCAAGGAACAGGTGGTTGGTATATTGAAAACAGCTTAACTACATTAGGTCATAAAGACCCAGTTAGTGAAGAAAATACTAGACTATGGAATACAGGTGTAGAATCAGATAAAGGCATTGCTAGAAATCGTAAGAGAAAATTATCTTACTATGCAAATGTAATGATAGTATCTGACCCAACACATCCTGAAAATGAAGGACAAATAAAACTGTTCAGATTCGGTAAAAAAATATTTGACAAGATAACAGAGGCAATGCAACCTGCATTTGAAGATGAAACACCAATCAATCCATTTGACTTTTGGAAAGGTGCAAACTTTAAATTGAAAATTAGAAAGGTAGATGGTTTCTGGAATTATGACAAATCAGAATTTGAGGGTACTTCTGCTATCGCTGATAATGATGACAACATCAAAGCGATATGGGAGAAACAATATCCTCTAAAACCATTCTTGGATACCAGTAATTTTAAATCGTATGAGGAACTCAAAGAGAAACTTCACCGAGTAATTACAGGTGCTAAGATTACAGACTCGGTAGAAAATGTAGACCTCCCCTCTACACCTGCCAGTACTGTTAAAAGTAATGATGGCGCCCCTATAGCGACTGCTAGTGAAAGTGATGATACACTTGATTATTTTAGTAAGTTAGCAGAAGAATAGAGGACTCTCTCTCTCCGCTGTCGTAAACTTTAGGGCATATCTAGTAATAGATGTGCCCTTTTCTGTATAAATAGTATTATGGCTACAATATTCAATAAGATAAATGATAAATCAGGTGGTGTTTTTAAATCTGCTAACTGGTATAGAAATGCTGTATCATCTTTAGGTGATACTATGACTGCTAGAAAGTTATATAATGAAGGCAGGATTAATCAAAGACCTTCATTGGGTAGATTAAATCTATTTTTCTATGACCCAAAAACAAAAGACACATTACCATACTATGATACTTTTCCACTAGTATTGCCATTAGAAGGATTTAGAGGTGGGTTTGTAGGTATGAATTTTCATTATCTATCACCCATGATACGATTTAGATTGTTAAATCAATTACAAGGTTTTGCTACAAACAGTAAGTTTGATAGTACAACAAAACTAGATGTAAGTTATTCAAGAGTAGGTGGAATTCCTAGAGTAAAATCAACTATAAAAAAATACTTGTATTCACATGTTCGCTCTGGATTCATGAGGATTGATTCTCAGGATGCTCCAACAGCATGTTATTTACCAGTACAACAATTTAAAAAGAGAAGTGCAAGTTATGTATACGGAAAGAGTAGAGGATAAACATGGCAATATTTAGAGGCGGAGTTAAGATATTTGGTTCAGACATTAGACTAGGAATACCTAGAGATAGGTCATTAGATAATATTTTATTAGACCCAAGATTTAGACAGATTGAGGGTGGACAAGCACCTGATAATCCAGATTTACGCTCAACAAAACCAGCATTAATAAATCAGATGTTACAATACATTATGCAAGGAGAAGGTCTTGGTAGAACAGGAAGATTTTATACTTCATTTAGATTACCTACAGGTGCAAAAGGACCTGCTATGGGTTCAGAGGCAGAGTTTGAAAACTTTGAAAATGAAGATGGGTTACCTGTTGAGGCAAGAGGTTTTGCAACATCAGATGTAATTCAACAAATTCAGAATCAAGATGGTAGAAGGGTAAATGCATTTTGTAAAGGTATAAGTATGCCTGATAGAACAATGACAACAGAAGCTGTTGTAACAGGACCAGGTGCCCCTAGACATTTTGTTACAGACCATACATATAATGAGATAACAGCAACATTTTATGCAGATAAGTATTTAAGAGAAAGACAGTACTTTGAACTATGGCAGAAGGCTGCTTTTAATAGTTTATCTAATAACTATGAATTTTATGATAACTATGTATCAGACATAGACTTATTTAATCTAGGACAATTTGCTAATTCATCAGGTTCATCTGAAGACCCAGGAGCTAGAGATGATTTAACACATGGTGTCAAACTATATGATTGTTTTCCAACAAGTATAGGGTCGCCAGCATTATCTTATGAGAATAATAATATTATAGAATTTACTGTAACATTTAAATATAGACACTGGCAAAACTATTTTATTACTAAGACTGCTGATGTAGCACTTGGTGATGGTGGGTTTGATAAGTCAATTGCAGGAGAACCAGGAAGACTAAATGCAGGTGGAGGTCTACTAGGTGGACTATTACAAATGTTACCACCTGAACTAAGAAGAGCAGGACAAGGACTACTAGGAGATTTGAAACGAAGAATACCTATAGGAGATTTAACAGGTGGAAGAGTATTTCCACCATTTTTTTAATATAATGTGAGGATATTATGGCATTACCAAAAATAGAAACACCGAGTTATGAATTGAAGCTACCATCAAAAGATGAAACAATAGCATTTAGACCATTTACGGTAAGAGAAGAAAAGATATTAATGATTGCAAGTGAATCTGAAAAACCAGATGAAATTTACAATGCAATAACAAGAATGATTGACGCTTGTACATATAATAAAATAGACTGTATAAAGTTACCACTATTTGACATAGAATATATTTTTCTACAAATTAGAAGTAAGTCAGTAGGAGAGATTGCAAAGTTTAGAGTAGTATGTCCAGATGATTTAGAGACATATACAGAAGTAGAAGTAGATATTAGTAAGGTAGAGGTTCAAGTAGATGACAGTCATACTAATACAATAGTTTTAGATGAATCAAGAAACTTAGGTGTTGTTTTTCAATATCCTACAATGGGTGTAACCAAGGTTACAGATGATATAACAAAGGCTAAAACAAAAGATATATTTGAAATAATATATGCATGTGTTGACCATATATATGAGGGAGAAAAAATATACCCAGCGAAAGATACAAGTAGAGATGACATGGTAGAGTTTTTTGATAGTATAAGTCAAGAATGTTTGGTAAACATTAAGAAGTTTTTTGATACAATGCCTCAGTTGAAACATACAATGGAGGTTGAGAATCCTAAAACAAAAGTGGTGAGTACAGTAACCTTTAGAGGGCTATCTGATTTTTTTCCATATGCCTCTCCCACAATAATCTAGAGGCATACTTTGAAACGAATTTTGCACTTGTGCAACATCATAAATATAGTATAACAGAGATTGAAAATATGATACCATGGGAACGAGATATATATGTTGATATGTTAATTAACTATATAAAACAAGAAAACGAAAAGAGACGGAGAGAACAGGAGAACTAGTATGATACCAATGGAACTAATTAGTATGGGTGCCTCAACAGTCCTTGGTGGAGTATTATCCATCATGGCTCAAAAGGGCAAAGATGAGGCAGACAAACAAAAGATGATGATGGAACGAGCAGGTTTCGCAGCTAAACAAGCAGATAAGGCGAGAGATGTTACAGACTCATTTACAAAGAACACAAGGCGTTGGATTGCTCTGATGTGTGTATTTGCAATTTTAGTATTACCTAAACTTGTATTCTTAATTGCACCTGAAACACCAATTTATGTTGGGTACACAGAAGCAACAATGCATGGATGGTGGATATTTGCTAGTAGCACAGATGTAACACAATGGAAACCACTAGAAGGAATGGTTATAACACCGTTAGATACACATGTTGTATCGAGTATAATCGGGTTATATTTTGGAGGCAGTTTGGTTAGAAGATAATGGCACATGTAGAACTACCACAAGAAGAACTTCAACC